CCAATACTATTAGTCAAACAAGCATATAAAAAATTAACTTCAGGCGAAGATTTAACAGCTTCCGAAATGAAAGTGTGTTTAGATGTATGTAAGACTTATAGTTCTGAACAAATTATAGATAAAGCGCAAGACGTTTTAGCTGATGTACCTTTTGATGTAGATGGATAAAAGATTAGAGAACTTTAAAAATTTCTTATACCTCACTTGGCAACATTTAAATCTACCTAAACCAACCCCAGTTCAATTTGATATTGCTGATTACTTACAATGTAAACAAAAAAGATTAGTTATTGAAGCGTTTCGAGGCGTAGGTAAATCATGGATAACCTCGGCTTTTGTTTGTCACCAATTATTACTTAATCCACAAAGAAATATACTTGTTGTGTCAGCTAGTAAAACGCGTGCTGATGACTTTAGTACATTTACTCAAAGATTAATTGCAGAAATGCCTTTATTAGAGCATTTACAACCTAGAGATAATCAAAGACATTCTAAAGTAAGTTTTGATGTAGCCCCTGCCCTTGCCTCTCATGCTCCTAGTGTAAAATCTATGGGTATAACTGGGCAACTAACAGGGTCACGTGCAGATTTAATTATTGCTGATGACGTAGAGTCAGCTAACAACTCACAAACGCAATTAATGCGAGATAGACTAAGTGAAACTGTTAAAGAATTTGATGCTATTATAAAGCCTACAGTAGGACGTATTATATTTCTTGGAACTCCACAGACTGAAATGTCATTATATAATGATTTAGAAGAACGTGGTTATAAAACTAGAATATGGACCGCTTTATATCCCAATAAAACTCAAATAGTTGGTTATGGTGCTAAATTAGCTCCAATATTAAAAGAGGTTACAAACAAAGAAGGCAAGCCTACAGACCCTGAACGATTTAATGAATTAGATTTAATGGAACGCCAAAGTAGTTATGGACGTTCGGGTTTTAATTTACAATTTATGTTAGATACATCTTTATCAGATGCTAACAAACACCCTCTTAAGCTTAATGATTTAATTATAGCTTCAGGTATTAGTACATGGAGACAGGCCCCTGCTAAGATACAATGGGCTTCAGGTCAAGACCAAATTAAAGCTGTAGACTCTGAAATACCTAATGTAGGCCTAAAAGGTGATTATTACACCTCAGCTCTTTATATGTCTGAAGAATTTACAGATTTTGAAGGCACGGTTATGTCAATTGACCCTGCAGGTAGAGGAAATGATAAAACAGCTTATGCAGTTCTTAAAATGTTGCACGGAGTGCTCTATTTAACAGCTATTGGAGGCCTAGATGGAGGCTATTCTAACGAAACTTTAGAAAAGTTAAGCAATATAGCAAAGCAACAAAGAGTTAATCACGTTGTTATCGAGTCAAACTTTGGTGATGGCATGGCTACAGCATTACTTAAGCCTGTTATGGCTAAGATACACCCATGTGAAATAGAAGAAGTTAGGCACAGTATACAGAAAGAAAAGAGAATTATAGACACTTTAGAGCCTATTATGAACACACATAGACTAGTAGTAGATGATAAAATCATAAAAGATGACTTTAAATTAGAGCCTGACCACCAGTTATTCAGACAAATGACCAGAATAACTAGGGAAAAAGGAGCATTAAGACACGATGACCAAATAGATGCTTTATCTATAGCAGCAAACTATTGGGTAGAACGTATGGATAGGGACCAAATCTTATCCTTCAATCAACATAAAGATGAGCTTTTAAGCCAAGAACTTGAACAATTTATGGAAAGTTCCATCGGACGAAAGCCTAGAAAATCAAGGTGGATATAAAATGATACATTACAACGAAATAGACCAAGAAATTACAAGGACAATTTTGAAGGAGCATGAAGGCTATAAATTAGAGACATATACTTGCACAGAAGGCTTCAAAACTGGAGGCTATGGGCACCGCATATTAGATGGTGAAGACATCCCTACTACAAAAGAAGGATGGGAAAAAGTATTTCATAAAGATTTTTTTAAAGCTGTAGATGGAGCCAGTGCACTTATTACAGTTGATACAGTAAGCCCTGCAGCTTTCGGTATTGTCGTAGAAATGTGCTATCAAATGGGTGAATATGGAGTATCACGCTTTAAAATGTTTTTATCTGAATTAAACAAAGAAGAACCTTCATACGAAGAGGCAAGCCTACAAATGCTAGACTCGAAATGGGCTAAGCAGCAGACACCAAGAAGAGCTAAAGAAATGGCACACAGGATGTCTATGATTGGAACATTTGTTGGGTAGTGGTGGCCTCTACTGGAATTGAACCAGTGACACATAGATTTTCAATCTACTGCTCTACCGACTGAGCTAAGAGGCCATAACAGACGTTTATAAAGTATTCTGCAAATATTTGGTAGAAAAATATGAGTAGGTATATCGACTGTAGCGGGCCGAAATTTCCCCTTTTGACTTTTAAAAATCATCAGAAAAGAGCAAAAAGTAAAGAGACAGGGCCGTTTTTTCTACTATAAGGATATAAAGTCCGTTGTTCTCTTTGATTTGGTAAAATGTTTCTCTTTGTCTTTGTGCTATGGTCTATTTTTTTTCTTTTAATATGACAGCAGCAGCAAGGCCAATTAAATAGACATGCGGTCACTATACGGCCTTATTGTTTTAGTTCCCATATTAGTGACAACACCTAAAGAAAACATAGCTATCTATAAGCTATACATACATACAAGCATATATAAACATATATAAGGTTTTACTATCTTATAATGTATTTAATACAATTAAGGATTAATAAGCCTAAATTTTTTCCATTTTAAAAGCTATACAACAGCATATTAAACATTGGTTAGTATGATTGGACCTTTATATATAAAAGGCTTTAAATCTTTTTTCATTCTTTTTGCAATCCGTTGTTGCATTTAATGTAATAAAGTTTATAAAATACACATGTCTAATTTTTTCCCGTTTTTATCGACTTTAAAATATACAAAAAACGTACGCTTTGCGGGCCTAATGGGTTTCGAATCCTAATCTAAAGTTAAAGATTAAAATGGTGTTAGGTCGATGAGTTTCTCACCGTAAAGAAAGGCCGTATAAATCCGCGAGGCGGGGAGCTCTAAGGCTCCAGTAGGCGCGAGATTGTCAAGGGCTGTTTTTGCTCTTCTGACGAGGCCACGAGGCCGAAACAATCAACAACAATTAAGGAGTATTATTATATGACTAAAATAAAACAGGTACGCGCTTTTAATAAGCAAAAAGTAGAAGAAAATAAACTTAATAAATATATGCGTGAAGCATGGGAAAAGAGAACGGAACAAATCAAAGACCATAATAGAAGAATTGAAGAGTTTCAATTTGCGCGTTTTATGGGGTATATCAAATAATGTTTACCTTTATTTATGGCGGTATCATTTTATTAATAGGCGCTTGTCTATTAGTAACACCTTTTAGCAATGGTTTTTTCGCTTGGCCTTGTTTTGTCTTTGGTTTTATTATCATGCTTGCGGGTCTTATGAAAATGGAGGCCGACCATGATTGATTACATTATTTATGGTATTGTCGACAATGGCGTCATGATATTAGGGGCCATGACGGGTTACGAGGTTGAAAAGTATCTACCTACACGCTTTCAATCAGGGCTTGGAGCTGTTATAGGCGCGGGCCTTGGTAATGCTACATCGGATTTTATGGGCGGCATGTCCACATTATCAATAGACCTCGCAATAGGTACAGCCGCGGGCTGTCTGATTGGCTTGGTATTTATTCCAATGTTTGTCTATTTGGGAAAACTAAGAAGACGCGTTAAAAACAACCGATCGCAACACTGAAGAGGCCACAAGGCCGAAACAAAGCGGGTTTTATATCCGTTTTGTCTGTTGCTAAAAACAACAATCAACAACAATCAACAACAATTAAGGAGCTTACAACATGGAATATTTACCATTTGAAAAGCCGCATAGACTCACATTTAAAGAAGGAAACCCAAAAACAGACAAAAACAAAAATGTACTAGGTTTAGAGAATTACCGTATTTTAAGATTAAATCTAGCGCCTTATAATTTGTCAGGTTTTCAAGTGTGCCCGATGGCCAGTCAGGGATGCGCAAGCGCTTGTTTACATACTGCGGGAAATCCCGCATTTATGAAGCAAAAAAGCAAAGGCCGCATAAATAGAACACGTTTTTATTTTCAAGATAGAGACGAATTTTTATCAAAGTTAATAAGAGAAATAACAAACTTTGATATTTGGTGTAAAAAAAACGGTTTTAAGCCTGTAGTACGTCTAAATACTACTAGCGATATTACATGGGAACAACATCAAAT